CCTGGTCGTTGCCCGAAGGATCTACCAGCGCCACGGTGATGTCGTTGCCGGCAGCGCCGGCGGTCTTGGCCAGGAACGTCAAGTCGTTGTTGACGCCGGTGAGCGCCGTGGTGAGCACGGCCTTGACGGCAGGAGTGCCCTTACTCGTCTGGATGTCGCCGAGCACGGCGTACAGCAGAGCGCCGATCGACGCCGGCCACATGCGGCTCTCGTAGTCTGCGGCGATGGCGACCGCCGCGCGGTACTCGCCGATGGCGCCGACCTGCGCCGACGTGAGCTCGTCCTCGGTCTGCTCGAGCTCGAACGACACGAGCCCACCACCGCCGACCGGACCCCACCAGGCCGGCTGGGCTTTGGCGGCACCCTTCGCCGACTGGATCGCGAAGCCGGCAGCGGACAGTTTCAGGTTCATCGGGATTCCTCACTTCCTGCGGCCTTCGCCGCCCTGGTGGACACCGGCACGGCCTTGCCCGTGGCGATGAGGACCGAGAGCACGTCCGGGTCCACGTCCGACTCGCGCACGATGCCGGGCTCGAAGCGGTAGTGAACGCGACCCGAGCGGCCGGTGAACGAGCCGCTGACGGGCGCGAGGATCTCGTACTTGCGAACGCGCTTGGCCATAGCCTCATTGTCCTTTCAGCGTCACCAACACCGGCACTCGACCGGGAGCTCGAGGCAGAGTTGAATATTGGAGCCGTCGGTGCCGGCGTCGAGCCGGTACCGCGGGATGCGCCACGAGGGAACGACGGCAGCGAAGGTCGCCGTCTCGAGCGCCGACTCGCACGCAGCCGCCAGGGTCTTGACGCGTGAGCGCGCCTCCTCGTAGTCGGCCGCCTGAACGAAGATGAACAGGGACATGCGGAAGGTCTCCGCCGACGGCCGCGGCCCGGTGAGCTCGGCCTCGAGATCGCCCTCGGCTTCGCCGCCGATCCAGACGTGCTCGGGCTGGATCTCGGCCGGGAAGCCGAGCCCCAGTGCGACCTCGCCGGCGCCGTCCACGTCGAAGGCGGCCTGGTCTTTGAGCGCATCCAGGAGCGCGTCCTGAGCCGCCCACAGGTTGAGCTGCTCGATCACGAGCCGGCCCCCGTGGCGGGCTTCGCGGCGCCGACCAGGCCAATGATGGCGTCGACGTCCGGGATGCCGGTCTTGCCGGTCGCGTCGGCCTGCGAGATCCGATAGTTGCCCAGGTCGGTCGAGATCGACGTGGCCCGCGCCGGGATGGTGGACGGCTTCGCGTGCTCGGCGGCCAGCGTCATGACGGCACCCTTCACGAGATCCCCGTAGGGCGACTCGGCGAGGCTCGCGTAGCCGTGCTGGTAGGTAACCTCGACAGAGGAACACGCCGGCCAGATCGTGTCCCGCTCAAGGACGCCGGAGCGCGACACATGGAGCGCGGCGAGATCGGCGGCGGAGAACGCGACGCCGTCGACCTTGACCTCCGTCGGGCGCCCGACCTCGACCCAATGCGAGAGGAACAGCCGCCGGGAGCCGGAGCCGTCGAGCGTCTCGGTGACGGTGCGCGGCACGAAAGCGACGTGCGCCGCGGCCTCGAACCACTGCTCGGCGAAGGCGCGCGCGGCCTCGAGCTTGGCGTCCGTGTACTTGGCCTTGTTGGCGATATCCGGATGCGCGGCGCGGAGCTCGGCCGTCGTGAAGTAGGCGGCGCTCACGACGTCACCCGATCGAACGGGAAGTGCCGGCCAGGACAGGCGGTCGGTACGTAGTCACGGTGCCGTTTGTCGACAAGCTTGCGCCCGAAGTGGATGTCGAGCTCGGCGTCGACGAACATGGCGGCGATGCGCTGCTCGAGCGGCATGACCTTATCCGGCCCGTCGTAGTTGCCCTCGCAGCAGATGCCCGGCTGCGCGTTACCGGCGCTCGTGCCGGCGTGCGCCCCGTAGGCCCACAGCGGCCGGCCGGCGTGGATCCGGCCCGATTTCTCGATGTAGCGCGTGTAGCCGATGCCGTTCCAGCCGTTGCCGATGTGGATGGCCCACAAGCGGTCGGGCGACAGGCGGACGGCCGCGGCGTGGTGCCAGACCTTCGCCGTGGGCTTCCCGATGCGCCGCGAGAGCGCACCGCGCCAGGGCCACTTGTGCGAGATGATGACCAGCGACGGTGCGCCGGCCTGGTCGAGCCGGCGCTTGAGCGCCGTCGACCACTGGCCGGTCGGCTGCATGCCGAAGTGCCGCTGGACGATCTTGGTCTGCTCCTGGGCAGGTTTGCCGAAGCGCCCGGCCTTGGGACCGAAGCCGGGCGCGCGCTCGAGATTGAACCTCTCGACGGCCCACAGGATCCGGAGCTTGCGACGGACGTGCTGGATGGGCTTGACCTTCGCCACGACCTCACCGCCCCTCGCGGGCGGCCTCGATCGCCTCGATGTACTCGGCCCGCAGGTTGGCACCCGCCGGGTCGATGCCCTCGGCCTCGCAGACGGCGCGAAGCTCGGCGAGCGTCATGCGCGCCAGAGACTTCGCCGGCGGCTCCTCATCGGAGACGGGACGCGGCGCCTCGATCACGAGCCCACGCACGGGCTCCTTCACGGCCGGCGCGCCGCGCAGCAGGCCGGCGGCGCGCGCCTCGTCGTCGGTGATGACAGAGCCCGGAGTGAACAGCAGGACAGTGCGCCCGTCGGCGGCGCGGCCGTAGACGCGGCGCTTGACTCGATACACGACGGAACCCCCTTCGCTCGGTTTGCTCTGCATCCAGTGTCGCGCGAGCGTCACCCGCAGCAGGGCAAGGGAAGTTTCTTTCAGGCGGCGTCTCCTAGCGTGGCGACGCCGGCGGGATGACGCGCTCGAGGTAGCGCCGGCCGTTGTGGTCGACGGCGAAGACTCGCTTCGCCTGCGGCGGCTCGAACGGCGACGGCTGCGGGAAGCGGTGCTGCAGAAGCGGCGCCAGGCCGGCGAAGCTGGCGTCCGAGGACGAGAGCCAAGCCGGCGCCTCGGCGACGTGGCGGCCGGCGATCCGGCCGTCGCGCGGCGAGACGATCTTGCAGTCCGACGCGCGCTCGCCCCCGAGGCGCGCGAGGTTGCCGTAGAGGGTGCGCTTGTGCAGGACCGTGATGCCGGAAGCTTCGCCCACGTCGAGCGCCTCGAGCATCGCGGCCTTGTGGATCGGCAGCGGCAGGTGGAGCTCGTAGGAGAGCGGGTCGTCGAAGCCGAGCGAGCGCAGCAGGGCGGCCGTCTCGCGCATGCCGACGCTGTAGCGGGAGCGGCCTCCCCAGCGGCGCTCGTAGTAGGCGAGCACCGCGGAGACCGGCCCCCGGTGCAGGACCGGCACCGTGGCGACCGGCTCCATGACGTAGAAGTCGTCGTTCATGAGCACGAACGGGTCCGAGACGCCGGGATGCTCGCAGGCGGCGCGCATGGCTCGCGTCGTCACGCGGTACTTGGTGTCGTGCTGGTCGGTCGCCACGAGCTCGGCGCCGCGGATCCACTCGGGCGCGCCGCCGAAGATCCACACGCAACCGTGCGGCAGGTTGCGCAAGCTTCGCAGCGAGTAGCGGAGCTCCTCGTTCTCACCCTCGCGGCAGAGGTAGACGACGTCCACGGCCCCCTCTAGGTAGAGAGCCGGCGACCTGGACTCACCCATCGGCAAGCCCAGGTCGCCGGCATCACGCGGAGCCGCCAGGGCTCCTCATCGTGGTCAGGATCCGGAGCCCGCGCTGATCTCGCAGAACGCGACGGTCTCCATGGCGCCGGCCGCACAGGCGAACTCGGCCAGGATGGCGACCAGGTTCTTGATGAAGTAGTCGTCGTGGCTATCCGAGAGCGCGATGGACAGGCCCTCGTGCATCCAAACGGCGAACTCGCGCCAAACGCCCATGACGCTCATGCCGGCCGGCAGGTCGAAGTTGGGCAGCACGAGGCAGTCTTCGACTTCGATCGGGTTCGCCTTGGTGGGCGGCCCGAAGATGAACGAGCCGGTGCCGGCGCCGCCCTCTTCGCCGCGCGCGAAGCGCAGCAGCTTGTAGTCGCCCCTGGAGACGAAGCACACGTTCGGCGCCTCGCCGTAGGCATCGCCGATGGAGACGACGCCGTCGTAGATATCCCCGATGAGCGACGCAGCATCGACGCCGGAGCGGTCGACGTGGCCGATGCCGGGCGTGTTGCAGATGCCCAGCAGGTTCGCGCCCAGGCCGTTGCCGTTGATGATCTGCGTGGCCAGCCGGCGCCGCAGACCCCACTCCAGCTTGGAGTCGATGAGACTCCGCACGCCGGCGACGTCGCGCAGAGACTGCTTGGACGCGGGCATCCAGTGAGCCAGCGTCGTGACGTCGAAGGTCACGGGCTCGAGCTGGAGCGCGCTCTCCGGCTTGATCGTGGTGTTCGCCTCGTCCGTGGCGGCCGTGGTCTCGGCGACCTCGGCGGCGGCGTTCGTGAACGCCTTCTCCCGGACCCACTTCACCGACGTGGAGTCGGTCGTCGCCATGGTGATGAGATCCAGCACCGTGAGCGGCGGCAGGAGCGGGAGCGGCCGGATGCCGGGCGCCTGGTCGGGAGCGACCACGTTGTCCGGCGTGGAGAAGATCGTAGCCTGCGGCCGGCGCATGATATCGCGCGCCTGCTCGCGGCTGGCCACCCGAACGGACGACGTGGTGCCGATCGCCTGCTTGGAGCCGGCCGTCTCTGGGATCCTCGCCGACACCTCGCGGAAGACATCCGAGCCAGTGAACTGCTCGCCGATGGACACGGGCGAAGCGGCCTCGCGCTGCGCCACCTGGGTTACCGGGCGCTCGGGCGCGTCGTCGCCCATGAGCTCGAGCACCGCACGGTACTCGCGCTCGGCGCTGCGGGACGCCTCGGCCGCGGCGTCGTAGGTCTCCTGCGCGGCCTGCGCGGCGGCGAACTCGGGAGCGGCCGTGATGTCCACGCCGTCCTCGAGAGCCTCAAGCGCTGTGCGCGCCTGCACGAAGTCGTCCCAGCGGGCACTGGCCTCGGCGGTGGCGGCGTCGGCCTGCTCGCGCAGCTTACGAGCGCGTGCTTTCAGATCCATTAGGAACCTCCAATCAGTGTCGCGGGCTGGCGAGCCGAATCGCAGCCAACGCCTTTGAATCCAGTGTGCATGAAGCGTCACCCGAAACGACGAGAGCCGGATCGGGAGCGGGAAACTCGCTGGTGACGTGCGTGAAACCGAGCGCCTCGAAGGCGCCAGGAACGCAGCGGTTGACAGCGGCCGCCTGCTGGCCGGCCACGACCTCGGTGACGAAGCCCCACTCGAGCGCCTCGCCGGCGTCGAGGTAGGTCTCGGCCGACAGCGCCGCGGCGAGCTCGTCCTCGGTCTTCGTGCAGCGGCCCATGTAGATGCCGGCCATGATGGCGCCCACGCGGTCGAGCCAATCGGCGCGCTCGCGGAGCTCGTCGGCGTTGCCGACGCAGACCATCTGCGGCCAGTGGATCATGAACAGCGCGTTGTCGTACATGGCCACGGTCTCGCCGGCGAGCGCCAGGACGGTGCCCATGCTGGCGGTCCAACCCTCGATGCGGGACGTGACCTTCGCGGGATGGCTGACGAGCGCGTTGTAGATGGCGAGCCCGTCCGAGACGGAGCCGCCGGGAGTCGACAGGTGGAGCACGATCTCCGGCGTGTCGATGGCGGCGATGCGCTGGCAGAGCTCCTTGGCCGTCAGCGACTCATCGAACCAGTCGTCGCCGATCACGTCGTAGATCCACAGGTCGGTCGCGGCCGGCTCGGACTCGGCACGGGCGGCGGCCCGGATCTCATAGAAGGCACCCCTGGCCTTCGGGAACTGTCGTGCCATGGCGGATGCCTCCTCGGAAGTAGCGCCGAGCTCGCGGTGCTCGACGGTGACGTCGACGCCCAGGTCGGACAGGATCTCGCCCGTCCGAGCCGTGGTGGCGACGGAGCGGTGCCGGCCGAGATTGCAGCCGACGCCGATGGTGAGCTCTTCGATGCCGCGGTCGCCGGCGCCGGCGACGATCGCCTCGAGCTCGAGCTCCCATGCGGCGAAGAAGTCGGAGCCGTGCTCGAGCACCCAAGCGGAGACGTCAGGGTCGGTGCCGTCGGCGCGGCAGAGCGGCCAAGGCGGCGACTCCATGAAGCGCACGTCCACGCGGAAGTCGGTGTCGGGCGCCACGCCCTTGCTGAAGCCGAACGACGTCACGGTCGCCTTCACTCGTCGCCCTCCTCCGTCGTGACCGGCCGGCCGGCGCGCATGGCCTCGAGCACGAGTCCTTGGTGTAGCGCCGCGGCGGACGGATCCGGCTCAGCCGGCGCCTCCGGGTCGAGCAGGTTCGCCGGCACGCGTGGCCGGTTGTACGGGTTCGCCGGGTCGGCTGGGTCGCCGATCGGGTCGAGGCGCTTCAGCTTGCGGTTGTCGTTCGTGCAGGTCGTGCCGGAGCTCGTGAGCAGCATGATCGACTGCGCCTCGGCGAGCGGATCCGGCTTGAGGATCTCGCCCAGGTCGAACTCGGTGAAGACGCCCTCGCGGACCCAGGTGGCGACCGGGTCGATGAGCTGCGCTTCCTCGGTGTCCTCAATGAGCGTGCAGTACGGCGCCACGGTGTCGACGTAGAACGAGCGGCGGAGCTCCGAGATGTTGGAGTAGGTCGCGTGGTCCAAGATGCCGATCATCGGCGCCGGGATGCCGTAGGTGGCGGCGGCCTCTTCGCGCGTGGCCTTGCGGGTCTCGATGAGTGACACGTCCGCGGCCGACTGCGATAGGGAGTGGAAGGCGAGCCCCTGGTCGAAGATGCCGAGCCGCTTGCCGCCCGGCCCGGAGTAGAGCTCCTCGAGCTCCCCACGCAGGCGCGGGATGGTGCGGTCCTGAAGCTGCTTGTCCGTGGTGAAGGCGCCGCGGAGCGAGGGACCACCCTCGAGCGCCTGAAGCTGCCAGTCGGTCGCGGCGTCCTCGATGCCCAGCGTGCGCCGCAGCGGCTCGAGCGGCGAGCGGCCGCCCATGAGCTTGTAGTGGACGACGTCCTTGGGCAGCACCTTGAACGCCTCGCCGATACCGCCGTCGGGACGGATCCGGTACTCGGTCGTCACACCGCTCGAATCCTTGACCTCCTGGACCCACGGCCACGGGATCGGCCAGAGCTCGACCGGCGGCCGGCCTTCGCCGGGTCGCAGCTTGAGCTCCAGGTGATGGCCGTGCGTGAACAGGTTGAAGGCGAGCTCGCCCTTGCGGTCGAAAGACGAGCCGCCGGGGAACGGCCGGCGCAGAAGCTTCGCCAAGTCGTGGCTGCGCGTGCGCATGCGCTCGTCGCCCTCGAACCCGAGGTAGACCTTCTCGGGCAGGCGGCTGATGGCCAGGTAGAACGTGCGCACTGCGGCGTAGATCCACGGCTGCGTGAAGACGATCTGCTCGTAGGTCGCGGCCCGGCCGCCCCACAGCGGGATGGCGCCGGCCGACGGACCCGAGTAGGTGGTCGGCCCGCCTGACCACGGCAGGGAAGCCTGCGCCCTGACGGGCGCGCCGCGCGAGATGATCACTGTCATGCCTCCCCCGTTTCGAGGATGCGCTGGATGAAGCCGACGCGGGCGATCGGGACCAACGCTTCGCCGTCGATCCCCACGGAGCCGCCGTCGGCGTTCAGGTAGGCGGCGTGGCGGAGCACGTAGACGTCGGAGTGCACGGCGAGGAGCACGCCACGAATCGACGCGCCGTCGCGCGTGTGCATGACGACGGTTTCGGCCTCGAGCTCCTTCAGGTACGGGCGGCGGCTGATCTTCACGCGGGCTCCTTCCAGAACTCGAGGTAGGCGGATGGCCGCAGCCGGCAGGACTCGCGCGGAGAGGTAGCGAAGAGGTTACCCCGGGCGACGCAGCCGCGGCGGCCGCCGGCGCTGGCGATGATGCGCCAGTGCCAGCAGGTGCCGCAGACCCGTAGCCGCTCGATATCAGTAGGAGTGCGGGCTTCGCTCATGGATCTATCGTCGCGCGAGCGTCACCCGGAACGCCGACAGCCGCCCCAGGCGGAGCGGCTGTCGCAGTCAGAACGGTTCTTCGCGGGCGCCTCGGCCCGCCGGCCTGCCGGGCGGCTGCCGCTTGAAGGCCGCGACGCTCTCCGCGTCGACCATGTAGGCGTTGGCGAAGAAGCGCGCCTCGATCCGGCCCTGCTCGATAAACTGCAGCACGCGCCGCCGGCTGACGCCCAGCCGGCGCGCGGCCTCGACTGTGGTGATGGGCTCACTCACGAGCCTCGCCTCCTCCCCCGGGTGACGGGCATGCGACACTAGCGTTGCTCCTTTCGCAGCGGGCGCCGACCTTGCCAGTCGGCGCCCGCACTTCTTCCTCACGACGCCAGCCCGACCTCGCCGTGGAGCTCGCGGCAGTCCGACTCCTCGCCCGTCAGGTGGTTGAAGGCGACGAAGCAGACGTGGCCCTCGTCCTCGTCGCGCAGGTCGATCGCGCGCTCCCGGGCGGCCCCGAGCGACGGCAGAAGCTCGTCCCACTCGCCGGCCCCGTAGGGGTCGAAGCAGACGCGCCAGGGGCGCTCGGCGCTCACGATCCCTCCTCCCACGAGAACTCGTCCTCGAGCATGATGTCGCGGCCGGCCGGGTCGACGGCGGCGATCGTGATGCCGTCGCACTCGGCCTTGTAGGTGTCGCGGCTCTCGAAGTAGTCGGCGCCGGCCGCGAGGCGCACGTTGTGGCGCTTCCACGCGGCCCGGAGCTCGAGCTGCGCGTCGGCGGTGGTAGCGAAGCGGTAGGTGGTGGTCGGCATGGTGGCTCCTCTCACATCCGGCCGGCGATCGCGTGCACGATCGCGGCGTCTCCGTACAGGATTGCCTCGCGCTGCTCGCGGCGGAGCTCCTCGGGAACAGCGACGCCGGCGAGCTTGCGAGCCTGGGCGAAGCTGACGTGGCCGTGACCACGGAGCCAGAAGCCGCCCTTGCCGTACATGGCCTCGATGCCCTTCTCGGCGAGCGCCTCGATGATCTGCTCCCTGGCCTCACGCTTGGTCATCTCGCTCCCCCTTGGGTCGGTTCCATCTGACACCACTATGATACCAGACTTGGAATAGATGTCAACTAGGTAGGGAAGATTCCGGGCTCGAGGCGTCTCCTGAAGCGGGTACGCTCAGGCGGTGATGACGCGCGGATCCGAGCGACCGACGGCTTCGCCCTCGGCCAGGTACGAAGCCATGACGCAGGCCACCGCGGCGTCGATCTTCAAGTCGTCCTGGACCTTGGTGAGCCGCCACCCGTGCGGCGTCTCCTTCACGCCGGCGTTGAGCACCTGGTCGGTGAGCTCGGCGCTGCCGCCGTGCCGGCCGCGGCCCTCCTTGATGACGTCGAGGAGCATCATCGAGGCGGCGCTCATCTTGGCGTCGTTCTGGCGGAACTCCTCGACCGGCAGCCCCCACTCGTTCTGCAGGCGGAGCATGGAGCGCGTGAAGTAGTTGGGGTCGCAGGCGATGCGCACGACGAAGAAGTCCTCGCAGAGCTCGACAATCTTCGCCTCGATGGGATCGTGGTCGATGTAGCCGAGCGCCTCGTCCTTCCACCACACCCAGGCGAGCCAGTTGTGGAAGCCGTCCACGTCGACCTGGTCGAAGACGAGCGCCGAGGAGTCGCGCGTCCACGAGGCGTCGAGCCCGATGACCGCCGGCAGGTCCGGGTCGATCACGGGACGCGCCGAGCAGGCGTGCCAAAGCTTCGCCGGGTAGGCGCGGTTGGTGCCCTTGGACGGGAAGCGGTTCAGGTGGTACCGCTCGAACTGCGGGAACGGCATCGTGTTGTAGGCGTCGAGCAGGTCGGCGTCCGAGATCCACGACTGCGGGTTGGCGGCGCGCCACACCGCCGGATCGTGCCCGTCGGCCTCGTCGTCGGCACCGACCCAATAGACGTAGGCGCGAGGATCCTCGCGCGCCGACTTGAGGAGCTCCCACAGCGGACCCTTGCGCTCCTCGGCGGCGGTCGAGATCGTGATGAGGAGCGCGCCCGGCTGGCCGATCATCCCCGACAGGAGCGCGTAGCGCATCGAGTCGTCCTTGTGGACGTGGTACTCGTCGATGATGACGACCTGCGCGTGGATGCCCTGCGCCGAGCCGGCGTCGTAGGCCACGGTATAGATGCGCTGCCCGGTCTCCTTGATCACGACCTCGCCTGTGCGCACCTCGCAGGCGGCCCGGAGCATGGGGTCGGCGTAGACCATGCGGCGGATCTTGTTGAAGACGATCTTTGCCTGCGGGCGGTTGCGCGCCACGATCACGTACTCGCCCTCGATCACGGGCTCGATGAAGGCGAGCGCCAGGACGAGCGCCGCCGAGAGGTTCGACTTGCCGGAGTTGCGCGGCAGGCCCAGGACGGCCTCACGGTACTTGCGCAGGCCGCGCCTGTCGACGCAGCCGAAGATGGGACGGATGATGCCGTCGCGCTGCCAGTCCTCGAGGATGAACGGCTTGCCGGCGAAGGCCCGGTCGGGATGGCGGATGAAGGCGCCGAGGAAGGTGGCGACCAGGCGCGCGAGCTTCTCGCCCTTCACCGTCGTGCGGTAGCGGCCGGGCACGCGCGGGAGCGGACGCTTCGCGGAGCGGCGCGCGGGAGCGCGGCGCTTCGCGGCCGGCGCCTTACGGGAAGCAGCCTTCTTCGCGGTCTGAGCGGCGGCCACGGCTCACTCCTCCATGAGATCGCGCAGCCGCTTCTGGATGTCGAAGACCATGGAGCCCGTCGCGGCCTCCATGAGGTTCCCGCGGATCCGCGCCAGCGGGTTGAGCCCGAGCACGTCCGAAAGCTGGCGCATCGTCACGGCGGCGTCCTTGGCGACCTTGATCATCGGGTTGGTGATCGGTCCGGAAGGCCCGGCGACGAGCACGCCCTTGCGCGTGATGAGATCCGAGGCGTCTGCGTGGATCTGCGCCGCCTGGCAGTAGGCGCGCACGAGCGGCAGGTCGACCTCGCGCAGCGTGCGGAGCGCCGACATGTCCGTGACGATCGTGCGCCAGGCGTCCTTGGCCACGGCCGGCATGTCGGGCGGCGGCTCGCGATGCGCGAGCTCGGGTGCCACAGCCGGCACGACGACGGCCGGCGGCCCGGAGCCGGTCTGCGGGCGGTGCCCGGTGCTGTGGCTCTTCCCGCGCTGGGGATCTCGAGGACGACCGCGTGCCACCTAGTCACTCCCACCGCTCGAGATCGCCCAGGCCGTCGAAGCCGATGCTGTTGAGATCCCAGCCGCCGGCGTCGAGGTTGCGGCTCCCGTGCTTGCGAGCGTTGCGCGGGTCGAGCGTGAGCGAGTCGATCGGCACGACCTCCACGTCGAGCACCGGCGTGCCGGCCTTCGCGGCCTTGCCCATGGTCAGTCCTCTCCGAGAGTCTCGTGGATGACGGTAGTGAGCGCCTGCGAGACACGAGTGCAGCGCCAGGCGAGGGACGGCCGAGCCTCGGCGCCCAGGCGAGCGAAGACGCTGGCCAGCGACTTGGCCTCGACGTAGGCGCGCGCCACCTGCTCGTCGGCCGACGTCTGCGGCGGCGGATCCGCGTGGACGACGGGCTCGAGCGAGCCCGCCTCTGCCTGCATCTCCATGCGCACCGCGGCGGTCGCCCGGCGTGCGCGGTGCGCGGCGACGCGGCATGCCGACTTGCAGTAGCGTGGTGTCGGCCCGCGGGAGCCGCGGCGGCGGACCTCGCGCCCACACCACTCACAGAGCAGGATCTCGAGCTTTCCCATGGCTCCATGGTCGCGCACGCGTCACCAAACTCGTTACACCTCGGCGCCTGCAACATGTTTTCGGAATCGCCATTTTCGGGCTCATGCGTGTATGTGCGGGGCAGGGTCCGTGGAACGCGCCGACTCTTCATTCACCCCCCTATCACCCTAGTAGCATGAGTTGGTCTCCACGGGAAGGAACGCCTGCCGACTTCAAGCTGTTGCACTCGAAGCACGCACAGGCGACGTTGGAATACACATGTGCGCCTCCGCGAGACAGCGGTACCAAGTGGTCTAGCGTGGCGCGTCGAGGTGCCCACCATCCGCATCGAAGGGTCGTCTTTCGTCCACAGATGTGGCACCTCCAGTGATCGCGCTCGAACACGCGCCGCTTGTTGATCGGCTCGTAGGGGACGTTGAAGTGGCGGGCGCGCTTGCGGTGGTTGCCCATGCCTGACTCTCGCCGATACGTGCGCTGCCTCTTGGCTGCACAGGCCGCACAGAACCGGCGACCGTTCCAATCCGGGAACTCTGCCCCGCACTCCTCACATAGACGATGCGGGCGCGCCGCAAGAACACGGCGCCAGGCATCTGCTCTAGCGCATGGCTCGCTGCAGAACTCTCGGGATGAGGACGGGTCGGCTGGGAACGGCCGCCCGCAGCGTGGACACGCGCGCCATTCCACATAACAGACGAAGTGTGCGTGCTGCCCATGCAGGCGAGGCATTGACAACGGCTTACCCGCGTTCACCCACTTGAGGAACCGTCCGCACTCACGAGAGCATGTGCGCTGGCCGGTGTAGGTCGGCCGGTACTGAGCCCCGCACATCTCACAGATGTGTCTCGACGCGGCCGTACTCGTCGCCCGTCTCTTGCGGCGGCACGCCTCTGAGCACGTCTTGCGCTGCCCCACGACCGGCGCGCCGCAGACCACGCAGGGATGTGTCTGGCGCGGCTTGCGCGGCCGACGCACCCTGCGGCCAAGCTTGGCTCGCGCCTTGCAGGCATCGGAGCAATAGGAGCGCGGGCGGCCCCGATGGTGCCCTGGCAGCGGGCGACCGCATACCGCACAACTCCAAGCCGGCGGGGTAGAGTCTGTGGACGTCGCCAGGCGAAGCTGCCCGCCGTCGAGGGCAAGAGGATGGTGACGTTCGGGGATGCGTGCGCTAGGCTGGGGCACGTCGGACCGCCTTTCCGGTTCGGCCACGACCCCGGCGGCACTCACCGCGCGGGGTCTCCTTGTGCTTCGAGTCTGGCTCGTGCGTCACCCGACACAGCCCGCAGGCCGAGCGGATGCGGCGCGCCGGGTTGCCGGCCCAGGTCTCGCCGGCCGGCACATCGCGCGTGACCACGGCGCCGGCGCCGACGACAGCGCCTTCGCCGATCACGTGGCAGGACTCGAGCACGATGGCCCGGGCGCCCACGAAGGCATCGGCCTCGATGGCGAGCGGAGAGAAGACGAGCCCCCGCTTGCCGTCGCGGATGTGGTCGTGCGTCAGTAGCATCACGGCCTCGGAGAGCACGACGCGCTCGCCGATCGTCACGTCGGCTGACGTGTCGATCTCGGCGTAGGCGGCGATGGATGCGGACTCGGCGAGCCGCAGCCGGCCCGGGCGCTGGCCCTCGACGCGGTGCCGGCACCGCACGAGGTAGCGACTCACAGCAGCGCCTCGTAGAGCTCGACCAGGCCGGCCACCTCGTCGTCCATGTAGCGCGGCCGGCCGGCGGCGCGCAGCGCGGCAGGGTCGGCGGCGGCCATCTGCTCGAGCGCGTCGGCTGCAGAGCTCGCCACGATGGCGCCCTCGCCGAAGGCGGCCGCGGAGGCCGGGCTGTTACAGATGACCGGCACGACGCCGGCCGCGGCGTAGTCCCACAGCTTGTTCGGCAAGGCGGCCTCGTACTTCTCACACGGCGCGTCGGTGCCGACCCAGCCGAACTCGTAGCGTGTGAGCCGGCGCAGGAGCTCGAGGTACGGCAGGCG